CTCAGCGCAGCGTTAGGGATTGCAGTGAAGTTCGTACCTGTAAGCGTCGGGGTCGTGGAGAACGTCGGTGGGTTACCGCCAACAAGGACACCAGAAGCCGATGCAAGGAACGCCGTGGTGTTAGCCGCCGTCTGGTAAGGGACAGAGCCCGCAGCGCCAGCAGCTAGGTTAGTAGCCCGCGTAGCCGTCGTTGCGTTGCCGGTGATGTCGATGTTGACGTTACCAGTCGCGTCCTCATTGACTGACTTTTCAGCCGGGTAGGTGACGAAGACGTCTTTAGTGCCCGCCGAGAAGTTGACGAGGCTGCCGCTGTTGCTCGAAGAGAGCACCGTATCGCGGTTGAGCGTAGGACCGGCGCTGTTATATGTGCCGATACCGACTTCAAACTGACTGCCACCTGAGATGGTGTAGTAGGTGGTATTGCCGTTACCGATAGCCGCGCCGAACGACTGAAAGCCAGCGGGAGGCGAGCCACTAAGCGTGACTGACCCAGTGCCGGTCGTAGTGGTCGTATCTTTTACGCGATCTGCGAGAACGAGAGCCATCTACTACCTCACATCAGGTTGCGAAGCTTGTAGATCGTAGTGAGATAAACTTCCGTCACCCCGTCAACGAGGTTGGCTACCGCCCGGTTGCCCTTGCAGATAACCTCATGGTTTTTCTCGATCCACGCAGCGTCTTCGATCAAAATAAGCAGGATGTCATCCGCCTTGGTCTTGGGGGCTTTGATGCCCCCCACCAGTTCAAATGCACCCTGATACGCCTCGACGAGCTTGTCGATGGCGTCGATCACCTCATCGTAGAACTTGCCGAGTGCTTCATGCCGCGCAAACGCACCGACCCCATTGGCAGTCCAATGTTCGAAATGCGCCACGTTGCGAGCATAAAACACTCGGCTGATAAGTTCTTCGATCATTAAGCGATCCGAATGATGGCCGTGGTGTTAGTGGCGGTCGGGAAGATGATGGTGAAGTCACCGTTCGTCGCCGTCTTGTCCGAACCAAAATCCAGCACCGCAACCGAGGCGTTCGTCAGCGCCGTGTTGGCGTTCGAGTTAGCCGAAGGCGTGGTGTTATAGATCAGCGCGCCGCGAGCCGTGATGGTCGCGTTAGCGAAGGTAAGGTCACCGAAGTCAACAAAGCCCGTACCCGTTTCCGAGTTCGTATTGACTGCCGTCACACCGAGGTTGGTCAGCGAGCCGCCGCCAGCGGTGTAGTTGGTGCCCGACGACGAAACTTCGTTCGATGAGGTGTACGTCGTGGTGTTCGCATCAAGCGAAGCAGTGGACGAGTACAGCGCCAACTTAAAGACGTCCGCACCTGTGTCGCCCGAGGGGCGGAAGTCGTGCACAGCCAGCATAAGCTGAGCCTTGAAGCTGGTGCACATTGCCTGCGTAATAGCCAATGTAGGTCTCCTTAACTGTCTAAGATGGGGATGAACTCTGAGTGCCCGGCCTTGTGAAATTTGTTCACCAGAGTCACGTTATGGGACCGGACAGCCTCGTGCATGTAATAGACGAGCACTTGGCGGATGGAGTCCTTGAACGCCTCCGCTTGGTCCCTGATAGCCGGATGGGAGTTGCCCCCAACATAGATGATCTTGTCGAGAGCACGTTCAGCAATCTCTTCGGGCGTGAAGCCACGGCCTTGCGTGGTCATCACCATCACGTCGCCGCCCAGCATTGTTCCTACGGAGTCAATCATATCACCTCACCGGGTAGCGCACTTGGGGCGTGCGATACATATCCTGACGATTCTTCCCTTCGCCAAGCTGCTTGAGCATAGCCAATGCTTCGTCGTACCGCTTCTGGTATCCGGCGATTACATCAGCTTCACCCTTCATGAACGTATACGCTTCTAGCAGCGCGCCGTAAAGAAGCACGGACTCGAAGTTGTCGCCAAGCCACGACGTACCCGCCTCTGTGATGGACTGCGGGTAGTAGAAATAATGCAGCTCAAACTGGTAGTTCAGGTCTGGCGTGGGTCCGAGGATGTAGGAATCCACATCAAAGAACGCGTAATAGAGCGGCTTATCGGTATCGGTAGGCGACGGATAGGCAGCCCGGATATAGCTAACGTCCTTGTTCAGCAGATACTCGTAATCACCCGTGACCGGGTCAATCACCGCCAGAGAGAAGTTGGACAGCCAGTCCGAGGGGACCGAGAGATACTTGTTGCTCGCCGTGCAGTTGCCCGTCACGTTCTTGCGTAGGTCCAGAAGCTGGACCGTGTTGAAGATACGCTCTTCGGCGTTGACAATGAACGTATTAATTTGCTCAGTCGAAGTGAGTCCGCCCGACCCCACCGTGTCCGGGAAGTCGTTTTCGGTGTAACCCTTAATGGTTTCGACAAGCTGAGCGTAGTTCATTAGCCAAGCTTCTTGCTGCTATGCGTACCTTTGGTAGCCGCACCGGTCCCGCGCGTCTTCACGGTCTGGGTGTTAGGTACGTTGTTCGGGTAGCCGCTGTTGCCCAGCGGGTTATGCGCTGGCTTGGGCTGATTGACGTTATCCATTTTTATCGACCTTTCCCATATCCTTGATCGGCTTCTTGCCGCTCTTCTGGTTCGCAACCTTAGCAAGGTTACGTCCGAGCTTCAGCATCTGGTCGTTAGTCTTACCACCCTTAGCCATATCAATTCTCCGTCGTCTGAATAGTCACGGTACCGACCTGACCACTGCCTGCCAATGTATCAGGAAGACCCCACAAACCCAAGGGATTTTGAAAACCCACAGGGTTCCACCCCCAGTGAATGATTCGGCTACCTTGCGAAGGGGTACCGAACGCGTCAGTATCCTCGGTCGGTTGTGTAACTGGCTGAGTGCGTAACCCCGTCAAACCGGCTTGCCGGTAGGTCGTATCGGGGCGCGGGTTGCGCAGCGCCTGTGGGTCATCCACCGGGTACATACCCAGTTGAAGCTGCGGCTGATCGGGTTCCCAGCAGGTGGGGCACACAAGGATGTTGACGTTCTTCGTCTTGATGACGAGCGACCTCAGTTCCTTCAGCTTGTAGCGAAAGCCGCAGCGGTCACACTGCGAAATCGCGTACTTACCAGAGGCGAACCGGTTAGGCACTTATATCCTCTCTCACTACCGAAGCCGTCTTCATCGACGCCCGGATGTCTCTGAGTTTTTGCCCAATCTCCATACGCCGGTTATGGACCTCGTCAGGCAGGGGGTTATAGGGACCCGCATATTTCCTACCGTCCGCTGACGTAAGTGGGTACTGGAGCGCTAACTCTACTTGCTCCTTCTTCACTACCACATAAGGAGCTATGACTTCAAGGAACGCTATCGCATCTTTACTGCGTACGCGCCACACGTAGCATACAGAGTTATTCATGTGGTGCCGCCGACTCTTGGTTATCGGTGTTATATTACCGCCAAAATGCTCCTTGAACAGATTCAGGCACGGTGTAGACGTCTGAGTAACGGACGCGGTTAGCAAGTTACGTACTCTACGCCGGGTGTTTTTGTTCTTGGATATCTCAACAAAAACAGAGCCTTCGCCGTCGAAAAACCCCGCAGCCCACACGATAAAAAGCAGGCCGGTGAGCACGACGCCTACTTAGTAGAACATCTGACGCGGCGCTAGGCGCAGCGGTGCTTTTTCGCGGTCCTCGTCTGCGGCCTGCTGCCACAACTCATCATACATGGCCTTGAGGCCGATGGACCGCTCCAGCGCACCGGGCAGTTTTAGCGACAGATGGTATGCCAAGCCAGCCACGAGGGGCGGCAGCATACGGAACGGGATGTCCTGCGTCGTTGTACCCGAACCTCCGTCCTGAAGACGGCGCAGTCGGAAGTACACAAAGGTATAGAAGTTGTTCTGGTCCGGGGCAGGCCACACGTTGATCGACGGATGATCGACACCCGTGGAGGGGTTGGTCCCTGCGGGTTGTCCACCCGCCGGATAGGTTGCGCCTGACTGGCGGTTGATCCACACCTGAATAGGCCGACCCTGCGCGTTCTTGTTGGGGATTGTGAGGTACGTATCGGCGCTGATACGGTTAATGTTGATGTCCGTCTGCGCCTGCCCAGTCTGCGTACGGATGACGTGGTCGAACAGGTCGATGGTATCCACGGGGAGCGGATATGTAATCTGCCCCTGCACCATCGGGATGGAGCCTTGCTCCAGCGTCCAGAGGTTGATGCCCTTGTTCGCCCACTCAATGGTCAGCAGGTTCAGGCTGCGCCGTGCCGTGCGAAAGTCATAGCCGGTCCGCATTTCCACGCCACAACGCTCGAACGCCTCTTCGAAGAGCTCGTTAAGGTTGAGGTTAAAGGATGTCGTACCGCTGGTGGTCATTTCTGTCTCCGCGCTGCCTGTACGCGCTTAGGCGCACCGGGAGGCTGCCCCAACCGTTTCTTCTGCGCGATACGCGTCTTCTTTTCCGCCGGAGTCATCTCCGACGACGTCTTGGGGGTCTTATCAGAAATACGCTTACTAGGTCTACAGTAAGGTGTGCCGCGCTTCTCACCGGGCTGACGCCCGCAGGCTTTACCCGTGCGGACGTCCTTCCAATCTTCTTGGAACCAGCGCTTAAGCGAAGCGCCTTTCTCGGTCTTACGAACTGCCACCTTTGTTACCCCAGTTCTTGGCACCGACCTTGCGGCACTTGGAGATAGCCCCGGAGGCGTAGGCGGAAGGAAAGACTTTGTAGCGCGCCTTAACCTTGGAATAGCACGCGTCCTTGGCGCTGCCACCTTCGGCCATGCGCTTCGCCTTAACCTTGCCGCCCTTGGCATAGACGGTGACCGAGTCGGGGTTATCCTTCCGACGAATAGTCTTCGCCTTTGGCATCTTGGACGCCATCATAGCGCCCATACCCCGACTCGGTCGCATGTTAGCAGCCCTTCATCTTTCCGCCCATGGCCATCTTGACCATCTTGGTGTGGGTCTTGCCCTTGGTAGCGCAGCCGTCGGCCTTACCGACAGTGCCACCCTTAGCCATCTTCGGCATTGCACGACCCATCGTGTCAGCCGACTTTTTGGTCATGGCACGACCGGCCTTATCGGCCATCTTCTTCATGCCCATCTTCTTGTCCTTCATCTCGAACTCCTTACCGACCTTAGAGGGAACGCCCACCTTCTTGGCGAACTTGGGGTTGTTGGCCACGGCGGCCATGAAGCTCTTCTGCTTGGGTGTCTTGCTAGGCATGTTAGTCCTTCCCGAGAAATTTTTGCACCGTATCTGTCTCGTAGATACGGATGCCAGTCCAGATGATGGTGAAGATAGCTGCGACGGCAGGTAGCATGTCCATTATAGTCCCAACAACGGTAACCATAGAGACTGCGTCCAGTAGAGTCTTTGATTCGTCAGTCATGTCAGCACTTCCACGCGCGAAGAGACTTGTTGATACGGCTGTTCGGGTCGTTAGCGGTCTTAGAGCTCGTCAGCTTCTTCTTCATCCCAGACATCCGGGCGCAGAATGACTTCTTGCGCGAACCGCCTTCAGGCTGCGGGGCCTTGAGCCCCGGCTTCCCCGGATTGGCTTTGTTGTAAGATGCACGCCCCTTGGCGTTCAGCCCGCCCTTTTCGGACTTGCCTTCCTTACGTTGCCAAGCCGGGGTCTTAGCCATTAGCAGATTTTCCCTTTGGTGTGGCCCTTCTTGGCAATGCCGTCGCCACGGGTGACGGAGCCGCCCTTGGCGTAGTCGCGGCCCGGATTAGCTGCCGCCCGGAAAGGAGACTTGATAAAGTCCCCCAAGGCATTTGCACCCCGACGCAGACCTTCTCTCATGCCAGTTTTTGCAGCGCGGGCCGACTCTGAACCAACGCGCATACCCGAAGCGGGCTTTTTAGTTGGAGTTTCGGCCTTCTTGACCGGGGCTTCAGCCTTCTTGACCGGGGCTTCAGCCTTCTTGACCGGGGCTTCAGCCTTTTTGGTCGGAGCAGCGGCGCGGGGCTTCGGTTTGGGCTTCGCCGTGCTAGCGGCTTCGCGGGCGCGGACAGCAGCAAGGTTGGCGTCCATCAGCTCTTTGTCGGTCAGGGCACGACGCAGGTCAGTATCAATGCTCGGCATACCAAGGCTCAGCCCGCTGGTGTCAGCGCCGCCCACAACGAGGTCACCATCAGCGTAGCGCTTGACCTTGCCGCCCTTGGCGTACTTCTTCACGGCCTTCAGGTCTTCGGCATTTTTCTTGGACATGCGGTTACCTGAAGCGATGGCATCGCCAACTGACGGGCGGGTGCTCCGCGTAGCGGGCATGAGCTTTTTGGTTTCTTTACCAACCTGACGCGAGACACGGTTGCCCGACTCCATCGACTCCTTCATCGACGGCATACCGCCCGAGCCGAACTTGCGCTTCTTCATCATACAAACCGTCCCTTCGTCTTACCCTTGGTGGCACAACCGTCGGCGCGCTTGGAAGCGGTACCGCCCTTGGCCATCTTCTTGACCGCGCCGCCTTTCTTCATCATCATCGCCTTACTTGGGTCAACCGGAGCCATCCCTGCCGGGGGCGGCCCCTCGGGAACATTCATCCTTGGCATGCGATCAATAAAGCCCCGATCAACCGGAGCCATACCCGGTCGCTGTCCGATGCGGCCAAGTGCTGCGCCAATCCCACCGCCCATTGGCATCTGCGGCTGCGCCCGTTGCTGTGCCGCTATCTGGCGACCCATACCGGTAAACTTACGGCGGTTCATCATGCTACGTTCCTCTGCGGAGGGACAACCATCGGGTAAAGGATATCCTTACCGTAGTTGCCGATGTATTCCTGCACGCCCATGTGGCCTAGCGAGATCGACGGGTCGATCCAGACGTCGAAACCGAGTTCACGTGCACGGTCACAGAAGAGGAAGTCTTCCCCCATGTAACCTTCTTCCGTAACTTGGAAATCAAACATCGCAGTGAGCGTACGATCCGAGCGAGTATCATAATATTTCCACTCCGGATGGGCTGCTGCCATCTGCTCAAAGACCTCACGGCGCACCAGCATGAAGGCAGTCGCCACGCGCTTGGCACGGACAAGGCCCATACCGTTCATCGTGAGTTCGCCGTTCTCGTCGTAGTCCAGCGTGGCGATGTATGTCTTGGTCTCGCTGCGGGTGCGCGGAACACCAGCGACGATGCCCTTCTTGGGGTCGGTGCCCCACGCCATCAGGCGGAAAATGTCGTCAGGCTCGAAGTTGATGTCCGAGTCGATGAACATAAGGTAGTCGCAGTTGGACTCCAGCAGGTCCTGCGCCAGCAGATTGCGAGCACGGGAGACAACAGAACAGCCGCAGATGCTGCCGATCTGAATATCAATCCCGTGCTGCGCAGCCTGTTGCGCAAAGCGAGCGAGCGAAACTGCCAGCTTCAAGGACACCTTGAAGTCGTATGCAGGCAGAGCAACGAAGATGCTCTTACCTGCTAGGTCGTAGCTCTTTTGCGCCTGCATAGGTCACCCGTAGAAGGTTGTAGCAGTTAGGTTAGCATCCAACCCTGCATAAATCCCATTTTCAGCAAGGATGCCTTCGCCGGGAACAAGTATAGAGTAAGCAACAGCGTTATAGCTGTCGGCTTCCAACAATACAGTTAGGTAGGCCGTTACGTTACCTGTAC